GCCAAGTCGGAGATCAATGTATAGGTAGGTGCAGTCAGGCCTGTCTGCGCAGCCCCCGTTATCGGGGTAGTGAGTGTAAACATTGGATATACCTCTTAAGTGGGTTTCATCAGAGATGAAAATTCCGTTTTTGGGGAAAGAGTCCGTTAGCTGAAGCTATGAGTGCGGCAAGATTAAGACCTTGCCCCAGACCTAGCTCTAGGTTAAACTGGAGACTTGGTAGTTCCAGCCCTCCTACAGTACGGCTAATCGTACTCTTCGTACAAGTACATGCACCACCACTAGCGTTATCGTTGATACGACTCCACCCAGCATTTGCATTGTCAGTATTTACCATATCCATCACGGGGGTAACAAGAGTTACCCTTAGACTTCTTATGGTACGATTTGACCATGCAAGTCGGGCAGTAGAAGTAACAGACGAAGACAAAATGTCACCAACGTTAGTAAAGTAGTCTACGAGAAATGAGTAGGGTAAAAGTTCCCATGCCGTAGGGACAAACTCCGATGGCGTGAAGCCAAAGAGAGCAAAATCATCCCATGGTGTCATTTCTGGTTGAGCAAGTAAATGTCCTTTGAAGCGTACAGTAACCTGATCAATAGCCCTGCCACGCATAAACCAACGAACTTTATTGTTGGACTGCGTAACAGTGAAATTGCCAAGAGGATTGTACGGAAAAGGCGCGTCGGCGGTATCTATGAAACCGGCCACAATTGGCCCGGAATCACGTTTCTCGCCTAATCGACTATATGCCTTAGCGGCATCCTGAGCATCATGTATTAATGGTGCCCAGCCAAAGGACTGCTCAAGCCAAGTATCTGCAATAGTCTTCGTCCAGGTTTTTGGGTTGGCTCGCTTTGCTTTACCTAGCTTGCCAAGATACCCGCGAACCTTGTCCTGAATGGCTGCTGCAGGCTTGCGTAACATCCGCGCAGTTTCTGCAAGTTCTCCAAGAAACGTAGGGCCAGACATCTGGACCTGCGCTAATCGGATCTTCTTGTAGAATTTAGCAGAGGCATTATTAATAGCTTTCGTACTACTCAGCGTACAGGCAGTCGTCGGAAAACCGAGTTGGGGGCAAGTTAATGCTCCATCTCCGCTTCCTTCGATGTACCTGTATCGCTTAACGGACGAGTTATAATACGTTAACGCGTACCGTAAAGGGTTACTACTGATAGATGTGTAAACTCCAGAAAGCGGAGTAGTAGCGTTGAGACCGTCACGAATCTGTGTCCTCCAGTTAGGATTACTGATTCCAGTCCTCGTTCGAATTTCGGAGTAATATTTCTTCTCCAAAACGACCGTGGCAACGGAACCAGTTTCCTGCTCGAAGGCACGAAATCGACCGATCAGAACATTACTTCTATCAATAGTACTCAAGTAGTGCGCTCCCAAAAGGGACACATGGACCAAAATAGGGATTAAATCCTATAAAGGAAGAGTGTCATTTTATGAAATATATCAAGATGATTGTGTACGCGGCAAGTATTACAAGAAGCTTAATAACGCCTTGTACACTAACCGTCCCGTGTATTTCAGGAACGTCATTCTTCCCCATAGTGACTCCATGTGAAGCAACACGTCAACAGGACGTGCACTGTAGGTTGCAGGCCTCCTTCTAAGGGGAGTTTAAGAACGTTTTCTAAATACGCTCACCTGCTTCCGTTTGAAGTCATGTTAAGCTAAATTAATAGCGAAACATGCCAATGTACTCCCGTTCTACATCTCTTGACCTGTTACTCATCAGGTAGCTCAGTCGTATTTTTCCGAGCTATTCATCGTTGATAAAGCGATGAATCGAGAATGCTGCGTTACAGCATGACGGAAGGAACCAAACAATCTATCGCTAATAAGGCGCTAGTAGATTGGCTGTTAGGTTTTGA